CTGGTCCTGGCGCAATTTACCCAGACGCACGTTCGGCTCGAGCATGACCTGACCGCCGGACGGATCGAGGTCGCCGCCGAGGATTTTCATGAAGGTCGACTTGCCGCAACCGTTGGCGCCGATCAGGCCGTAGCGATTGCCCGCACCGAATTTGACCGAAACGTTTTCGAAGAGCGGCTTGGCGCCGAACTGCATCGTGATGTTAGCTGTGGAGATCAATTACCTTACCTATCAATGGTTTAGAGCTGGTCTTTTTTACCTGATACCGATTTGATACCAATCTGGAGCTTTTCCAGCTCCCCCCAGTCTGAGCTTGAGTTGAGCCAACGCGCATACGTCGTCAGCAACATTTGGACGCTGTGGCCAAGTTGCTGAGCGATGAATGCGGGGTTCATGTTGGACATTAAGCATATTGTCGCATAAGTATGACGGCAGTTGTACGGCGGCCGATAAGGCATCGCTAGCGCCTTCAGAGCAGGTCTCCATTGTTTGTGCAGGTCCGAGGTCTGTTTGATGTACTCGCTGTTCTTCGAAGGCGGGAACACATATGGCGTGGTTTTGATCTTGCCGATGCCATTTGCGCGACGCTCTGCGTATTGACGGGCGAACTCGAGCGCGTGGAGGGCTCGTTCATTCAGCAGAACAAAGCGGTCCTTGCCGGTCTTGGTTCGCTTTTCGACTAGGCCAAGAGCCACGGTGCGGCAGACATGAACCTGACGTTTCACCAAGTCGACCGCATCCCAGCGAAGCGCCGCGACTTCCGACAGTCGCAGCCCGGTGAAGAATGCGAACTCAAAGAACGCGGCATATATCCCGCTCGGCCAGTGTGTTGTCTGATACAGGTGGGCAATGATGCTGTTGGCTTCGTCTAGGGAGAATGGGCTGATCTCCTTTCGCGATCGCTTGGGGCGGTCTATTGTCGTTGCCGGGTTCTTCTTGATCAGATCTTCAGCAACTGCCGCCTCCAGAATCGTCGAGAGTTTGACCAGAGCGTTACGCCGAACACCTGGCGATGTCCACTCCGTGGCCGCAATAACGCGGCGTAGGAGTGCGGGAGTGATTTGATCGAGGCGGATCAGTGCCAGTGGCGGAATCCAGTACAGGTTGAGCGCGCCTTTGTAGTTGTTGCGCGTGCCGGTTGTGATGACTCGACCATCAAGCCAAAGCTGTGCGTACTCGTGAAAGGTTGGAATGCTGTTCAGCAGAACGGCCGAGCCGGGGAACAGCTCGGCGTACTTGGTATCATCCAGGAGGCCGAGCTTGATCAGGCTCTTTACTTGATCGCGTAGTTGGGATGCAGCTTTAATGCCTTTCGGCGTTGCGGGGTAGGGGAGCGTTTCGCATCTTCGCACCCCATTCCAAGTAAAACGAATCCGGAGGGATTTGCGGAAGATTTCCACTCCACTGGGCAAATCCATTGTGCTTCTTGCCATTCCTCGTACCTTCTTTTGCTGTACATAATGCGATGTCCTTGCTTGTTCCAGACCCCTTCGGGGATCTGTTTGCGTGCGCGTCGCGTCGCAAGAGCTCTAGACGAAATGCCTAAGAAATGTGCCATAACGTCTTCCGACACCTTGTCTACGTCAGGGTGAGGCAAGGATTCCAAGCTGCTATTCGTCATTTCCTGAGCCTTCCCTTCTGTGTGAGCAAGTTACTTCTTCCAATGAGTCCGGAGCCGGACGTTCGCTCCACTGCGATTGAGGGAAAAGTAACCGCATCACGCAGCCTCGACATTGAATTTGCTGGCGGTGCTGGGTGGTTGTCCTACGAAACTGCCCTGGATTCCTGGTTGCAACTGCGCTGCCATTGCAAGTGCCTGTTCGCGCAGAGATCGGGCATCACGCTCGAGCTTCTTGCCGGTGCGAAAGGCGCTGAAGGTCTCTGCGGCGATCCGCAGCAGCTCGCCGATGGCGACCAGCGTCTGGTGCTCGGCCGGGCCGAAGAGCGGATCCGATTCAAGGCTTTTGCAGCTTTTTGCCAGGCGCGTGTGATCGGCTCGGATGAACTGCAAGGAGGCCCGGAGATCACGGATGGTTTTGGCGCTTGCTGCGCGCTGGAGGTCTTCACCCTCGCGCAGGCCGATCTCCAGGCCATCGCTGCGGCCCATGATGTAACCGCCCCAGAGCAGCAGGGCGGCTAGAACTATCAGGATGACGAGTGCACCGATTTGCATTGAGGTCATCATGTGGTGTGCTCCTGGGATTGTTGTTGGCCAGTGGTGACAGCCGTCAGCGGTGTAGGCGCAACATGGCGTTGACTGTTCTGCTGTCGCTGCATGTCTTCATCAGCCTTGTAGGCGCTGATGTCGATCAACGAGGCCATGTGCCGAATGTGGATGTATTTGAGTGCCTTGCGGCTCGCGTCGACCGTGGTGATCGGAAGCTGAATCCTGCCGTTGTGGATCTCAGTCACAAATAGCTGAGAGTTCAGGTTGCGAAAATAGGCCTCCCGTATTTTTTCCAGGGGGATCAGCACATTCCCGAAGGTGCGGTAGAGCATTTCGACGGTGGCTGTTTCGGGCGCAGAGATGAGGCGCAACTCACTTTGATTGGCAGTCATGCTCTCGCCTCTTTTCGAGCTTCATATTCACAGCGAAATGCCAGCCGGGAACGAGCCCATTGTTGTACTTCTGCCAGTACCCATGCTACGGACGCTCCCTTTCCGGTTGCTGCTGATAGCTTTACCGGGCGAGGAAAGTCATTGTCGGGATCGCTTAAGAACTTATAGAGTGTCGAGCGTGCTAGTCCGACAATCTTCGATACTTCTTCAATCCGAATTAACGTCGCTGCTGGATTGGGAGTGATTGTGACTTCGCCTGGCTGTAGTGGTGTGCCGCCTGCGGCTTCAGTAGCCAGGTTAAGTACGTTTCTTACGTTCTGAGGTGTCCGATCTGCATGAGGCAGTATCAGTAAAGATTTCAATAGGTAATCAAGAAGGTCGTTGTTCATCATTTCTTTTCCTTTTCGGATGATTCCAGGCGTTCAGGCAGTGGCGTCTCGTGAGCTCGCGCAGATGTTCGGGTACTTCGAGGAGCGCGGCGTTGCGCTCCTCGCGTGTACGCATGGCGACGATCTGGCGGGCGTATTCCCTAGGCCACGTCACGGCGGTCTGCCGGAATAGACGGAAGGTCAATGTCCAGCTGCTCGGCTAGCCAGCGGATGCCGGATTGCTTGACCCTGGTCGACTGGCTGTACTGCATGCCGTATTTCTCGTCGTACCAAGGGCTGTCTTTGATCCGCAGATACTCACCATCGCGTTTAAGGTCTGCCGGCAGGTTTCCCTTTAGCAGCCCTTTTTCCCGCATGCGTGCGATGAGCTGGGGACGGGTCAGGCCGAGATGAGTTGCTGTTTGGGCGAGAGTGCGTTCCATGGCGTCCTCCTTAAGCTGCGTGTGCAGCTGGAGTGGCCGCTGCAGCAATTTGGCTGATGGATTCGCTGACCTTGCCGTAGATCTCGATATCGGTACCGCACGCGGTAAAACACCGGGTACGCGGACTCTTTTTGCCAATGCTGAGGATGGCGGTGATGCAGGAGAGGGTGTGCGGCCGATGAACAGTGACGTGCAGGGGCACGTCGAAGCCCATGTCGAGGCTCAGCACACCGCCGGTGCGGATTAGCTCAAATACTTGCTGCTTGTCCTGGACTTCAAAGCGACCATAGTGACGATCGGCATGCGGACGATGCACCAGATCGCCAGTGTTGCTCGGATCAAGCGGGCCGTTTGCAATCTCTTCAATGAAGTCGGCCAGCTTGAGGTGCATCTTCTTGTCGTTTGGCAGGGTGAGCGTGTGGCGTTCGCTGCCCAGTTCGACGACAAAGGTGCTTTCCACTGTGCCGCGCTCAGCCTTGAGACGGAATGCCAGGCATTCGCGCTTCGGCGCTGTGCGCAAGACGTGGTTGAAGGTTTCAGTCAGGTTGACCTGAGCGCTGAGCAATCGCAGGGTGCGGTTGTCGATCTTGTACTTGGTCATGCCGCGTGCCCTCCGCCGTTCGGATCAACAGGAGAGGGCTGGCAGGTCTTGGCAACGAGCTTGGGTTTGCTGTTATGAATGACGACCAGGCAGCCCGTGGAGAGCTGCAGCTGTTCGATCAATTTGCGATTGCTGACGCATGCCGGATGGACATGCAGAGATGCGGTGGTGCGCATAGGTATTGCCTCGCTCTGTGATAAAGAGTGAGGCGAATATCACGCATCGTGCTTGCAGGTGTCAATACATATTGTGATTAAGGCGTGATGGTACTGTGCATGAATCGTGATGATTTGAGGATTCCGCCGACAAGATGGATGTCCTCTACCTCATGCTCGGGCAAATGAATGATCTCATGATCAGTATTCACGCTATCTAAACGGTACATGCCATCCCGCAGATAGATGAACTCTTTAATCATAGTGCGCCCGGCTGACGTCCGAACCATGACCTCATCACCACTGTAGAAACTTTTATTGGGCTCGATTAGTACAAATTCGCCATGCTTTATACGAGGCATCATGCTGTCACCCGAAACACGAAGCCCATATGCATCGGGGTCATCGCTGTGGATATTCAGATAGCCGTCGCCGTGTCCAGGCGGAAAATCAAGCGCTTCAAAATAGCCTTCATCTCCTAACTGCGCATTTCCTACCACCGGTACTCTTCCGTCCTTGGCCAATCCAATACTGCTACTGACAGACTGATCTGCGTTTCCAGACCTAACAGGGCGTGAGGCTGAATAACCTTGCGGGCTCACTGAAATGGCCGAGACAGGTGAGACCGGATGATCTCCGCCTGCGACCAGTTCGGCAAATGGCACGCCTAATGCGAGTGCAATTTTTTCCAAGTCTTGAAGGTTTGGTTGACGGGCACCTTTCTCGTAATTGCCGATACGAGATTGAGATTCCCAGCCGCATGCTAATGCCAAAGCCTGTTGGCTAATGCCCTTAGCTTTGCGGTACTGCCTGATTCGTAAGCCGAGTGTGTTCATATGCTTTTTTTACCACGCAGTGAAATCTTTTATCAGCACTTTACGTGTTGAAATGTCTGCGGATCGTGTTTAAGATGCGTGCCGGGTCACTGGAGAACGTTATGAATCTAATCGCTCACTTTCGAGAGCTGGCCGGCATCAAACAACGAGATTTGGTACGCGCACTAGGTTGGACACAGGCACGTATTAGTAATTATGAAGCGTGTCGCCGGACGCCCGGCCTCGCCGAGAGTAGAGAGATCGTAAGCTCGCTCAATGAGCTTGGTGCATCTTGCACTCTTGACGAGGTATTTCCTCGAAAATCTACGCCGCAAAAAACGGCATAGAAAAAAGGCGACCCTAAGGTCGCCCAGTTCCTCCCGACAGCATCACCACATGCTGCCGGGTCGCGATGTCGAAAGGCGAGCACACCAAATGCCGCCGACCTACATCGCGTTACCAAGGCTCGGAAGCCTTGGTGTTGCTGCCGTTCTTATCACAGAGCTGGCAGCTGTTGCGCCAGGGGTGAACAACGGAGTGTTCGCCCCGGCACGGTGCCGGTGTTGGTCTTGAGAACCTCGCCGGCTTTTGGGCCTTACCAAGCCACGCGACAAATGTATCACCAACTTCTGTCGCGCGGCACTGGCAACTTTTAGGATTAATGCCATGAGCCGAATTGCTCTGAGTTCTCTGGAACGGGCGCAGCGGGAAATCCTGCCGCTCGATTTAGCGCTGTATCACGCCGCTCGCGATTACCCGGGCGGCGCCGCTGCCATCGCCGCGACGACGGGCCGCAACCCGACCACGCTGCAGCACAAGCTGTCGCCAACCCACCCGAGTCACTCCATCAACATTCAGGAATTCGGTGAGATCCTCGAACTGACCAAGGACCGCCGCATTCTCGATGCGGTGCATGCGTTGGTCGGCGATACGATCTGGCAGGAGCTGGCCGACACCTACACCAACGACATGCCTGAGACCCTGACCACGGGTATAGCCGAGTACTTTCGCCAGGTCGCGGATCTGGCCGAGACCTGGGCCAAGAGCATCGGCGACGGTGTTGTGACGGATCAGGAACTGGCCGCTATTCGCCTGCAGGTGTTCCGGGGCATTCAAGGGCTGCTCGGGTTGTTCAATCGCGCCACCTACGTCAACCAGACGACGCGAGGTGCCGACCGTGGCTGACATCGCTGATTTCGCCAACGATCTGGTGCAGGAACGCATCGATCAAGCCATGGCCGCGCGCAGCGCTGCCAAGGCCGAAAGCGCTGCCCATTCCTTGCTGTTCTGTGAAGCCTGCGACGACCCGATCCCGGAAGCCCGCCGCCTGGCTCAACCAGGTTGCTCGCAATGCATCAGTTGCCAGTCCCTCTCTGAGCGGGGGATTCAGCATGCTCGATGAGGTATTGGGACAATTTGCCGATTATGGTCTGGAGCCAGCGCAACCGCTGGTGTTTGGCAAGCTGACCCGCTGCAAGACTTCTCAGGACAAGGGTAAGGAAAAAAACGGTTGGTACGTGGTTCACGAGCAGCGCACGGAGAAGGGCGACACGCTGATCTTCGGGGCCTTCGGTGACTGGCGTTCGGGCGAGACACAGAAGATCAAGGTCAAGGCTGGGCGCATGTCGCCGGAAGAGCGCGAAGTGATGCGCGCTCGCCAGGAAGAAGCCAAGCGTCGCGCCGCCGAAATCGCGAATAACGCTGCGCGGCGGGCCGCGAAGAGAGCGCAAAGTTTGTTCGAGCGCATGCCGACTACCGGGCGCAGCGACTACCTGGACCGTAAACAGATCGTTGGCATCAAGGTCCGTTACGCGCCACGCACCGGCGCCGTGTTGGTGCCGATGAGCGATGCGCACAACCAGCTCATGGGGCTGCAGGTCATTTTCCCCAGTAAGCAAGAGGACACCGGCCGCGACAAATCCTACTGGCCTTACGGCATGGCAAAGGAGGGCGCGTTCCACCTGCTTGGCTCGTATCCGGAGCCAAGTGAGCCGGTGCTGGTCTGTGAGGGTTACGCCACCGGCGCCAGCCTGCACATGGCGACCTCGCTCACCGTGGCCGTCGCCTTCGACGCCGGTAACCTGCTGGCCGTATGCAAGGCCATGCGTGAGCGTTTTGCCGGCTGCCCGCTGATCATCTGCCGTGACGATGACTGGAAGACCACCAAGCCTAATGGCGAAGCCTGGAACCCGGGCGAGGAGAAGGCGGGCAACGCCGCGTTGATCGTCGGAGCTCAGGTGGTCTCGCCGATCTTCTCGGTCGAGCGTCACGACAAGTGGACTGACTTCAACGACCTGCACGTCGCTGAAGGTCTCGACGCAGTTCGTCGTCAGGTACTGGCAGTGGTGCGTCCACCAGCGGCCGGTGGCTGGAAAGACCAGCTTGCTCGCAGTGAAAGCGGTGCCCTGATCGCGCACATGCAGAACGTCGAATTAATCCTGGCTAATGATGAGCGTTGGGCCGGGGTCATCAGCTACAGCGCCTTCAGCTCGAAGATCGTCAAGCTGCGTGCGGCGCCCTATGGCGGTGGTACCGGTGAGTGGGCTGACATCGACGACATGCGGGTTATGAAGTGGCTTGCGCAGCAGTACAACTTGCGCGTGAAGTCTTCGCACGTTATCGAGGCGGTGAGCGTCGTGGCACATGACCACGCGTTTCATCCGGTGCGCGAGTATCTGAAAAAGCTGGAATGGGATCGCGTGCCTCGCCTCGAAGCATGGCTCACTGATGTGATGGGTGTGCCAGCGTGCGACTACACCGCCAAGGTCGGCAAACGCTGGTTGATCTCCGCCGTGGCTCGGGTGATGAAACCTGGCTGCAAAGCTGACTCGGTGATGATCCTCGAAGGCGCACAGGGCGCGGGTAAGTCGACCGCCATGAGCATTTTGGGTGGTGATTGGTTTATGGATACGCCGTTTGCCCTGGGCGACAAGGACGGCTTTCAGGCGATTCGCGGTAAATGGATCGTTGAGCTCGGTGAGCTGGACAGCTTCAACAAAGCCGAGAGCACCAAGGCCAAGCAGTTCTTCTCCGCGTCCACCGACACTTACCGCGAGAGCTACGGCCGCAGAACCATGGACGTGCCACGCCAGTGTGTCTTCGTCGGCACCACCAACCAGGACGAATACCTCAAGGATGCCACCGGCAACCGTCGTTATTGGCCGGTGGCCTGTACGAAGGTCGACCTGCCGTTGCTGCGTGAGATCCGCGACCAGCTCTGGGCTGAGGCGGTCTTCTGCTACGAGGCGGGTGGCCTCTGGTGGGTAACTCCGGACGAAGCGTCGATGTTTGCCGAAGCTCAGGATCAACGATTTGTCGTCGATGAATGGGAAGGACCCATTCTGACCTGGCTGGAGGAGTCGCAGATCGGCGAGACCGCCACCGGCAGCGAAATCATGAGTCAGGCACTCAAACTCGATCCTGGTCATTGGGGCAAACCGGAACAGATGCGGGTCGGTGCGATCATGCACCGGCTGGGCTGGCGACGTTTCCGCCTGGGAGCTTTGACCAAGAGCCGGCAGCGGCCCTGGGCGTACAAGAAACCGGAGGATTGGGGCAGGGCGCCTGCGCTGGAACAACCCGAGTTCGAGGAGCCGTGCTTCGATGATTAAGGCAATCGATATGGCCCTCAAGCAATGGGCGCAGGAGTTGCACAGCGATGAGGTCGCCGCCGGTTACTCGGGGGGCAACATGGTGGCGATGATGATGGAAAGCGGTGGCCAGCTTGTGCGCGGCAGGCGCGGGAGCAGGGTGCCGCTGGAGGCCTCTCTGGACATCGAGCGCATCGTCAAGAAACGCCTCGATTCCGAGTTGATGACGGTGGTGCAGGTGCATTACTTCCAGCCCGATGCGCCTCTTGCTGCACGCCTAGCGCGCAGTGGCTGCACACGCAACCTCTACTACCAGCGCCTGCATGACGCTCACATCGTGGTCGAGCACTTCCTCCTGGGGGAAGCGGCTTGATCGCGGGCATTCCTCTGGCTCACACCGTCCCACCGACCTGCGGCCGTCCCACTGCTTTTAGCAGTGGTGGGACGGCTGTAGGCCGCGTCGTTGTTGGGCTGTCCCACCGTCCCACCTTTTTCATGCCTCCCGCCCGTGTATGCGTAGCGGGCGTCAATGCGCGTGTTCACGCGCACGCGTGCTTTTAAATATTCTCTCTATACACGAGAAAAGAGAGATAAAAGTAGGACGGTGGGGCAAAGCCCCAATCTGCGGGGCTTTCAGACGTCCCACCTTGTTTTAGAGAGGTGGGACGTATGGGACGCCACTGAAACAACAGAAGCAAAAGGCAGCCGGGATAGATATTCACCGACATTCGCCAGCCGTTCACCGGGCGTCACTCACACATTCACCGGATGGCATTAAAACGGTCTTGCTGCCACCAGAATCGACCTGTAAAAAGGGGCCATCTTCGATGGGTGCGACCGCAAAGCGCGGCAAGCCACCCACCACCTGACCCGGCCATTGCGCCGGGTCTTTTTGTTTAAGGGGCAGGGCAATGACGAACGAGCAACAGGCACTGGCAGAGATGCCGATCTGGTTGGTGATTGCCCTGTCATTGGTGGGTGGTGTGTCCGGCGAGATGTGGCGCGCTGACAAGGATGGAGCGCGAGGCTGGGCGTTACTGCGCCGCCTCGCACTTCGCTCCGGCGCCTGCATCGTCTGCGGCGTGTCAGCGATGATGTTGCTGTTTGGTGCGGGCCTGTCGATCTGGACAGCGGGCGCCCTGGGTTGCCTGACCGCAATGGCCGGCGCGGATGTCGCGATCGGTTTGTACGAACGCTGGGTGGCCAAGCGGCTGGACCTGAACGAGGCCGAGCCGAAAGCATGAGCCGGGCAGGCCGGGTAGGGCGCTGATTTTTACGGGTCCTCCCCGAGGGCCGCCCCCTACACGGGTTATCGAACTCGCGGAATCTCTCTAGCTGAAACGGTTGCAGGGATGTCCGTCTTTCCAAATGGAGAGGGTCAGCACTGATAACGATCACGGATGTGTTGGTTGTAGTAAGCGCCTTTGGAGGCAGCGGCTATCAACCCGTTGTAAATGTCCAAGGGGACATTGCAGAAGTCGTAGGAGTGACCCTGTTCAAAGCGGATCCTCATTCGTCTGGTTGCTGGGTCGTAGCCAACGGCGGTCATCGCACTGGAACGCACGGCAATCATGTCCATGACATCTCTCCCTCTGACTGATCGTCCACTGATGCTAGTCGAGCGAGGCGGATCTGCAGCCCAGGCCCCGAAAAGTCGCCGGGGACCCTGAGGGCTTTCAAAGGACACGGGGTCGGAAACCCGCGGGATCGTGTTAGTGGGAGACCCGCCAGCTTACTGAAATTTCAATCCACTGAAATCTTGAAAGGATTCATTGAAAAGCCGCTGAAAAGGAGGGCTTATGAGCACAGCTACGTACCTGTCAAAGAGCGCCTTTGCTGCGCACATCGGACGGTCACCGAGTTACATCACCTGGCTGAAGGAAAATGGTCGACTGGTCCTGTCTCCCAATGGCAAGCAGGTCGACGTTCTGGCCACCGAAGCATTGATCCGCGATACCGCTGACCCAAGCAAGACTGCCGTCGCTGCTCGCCACCAACAGGAGCGGCTTCAACGTGATGTGTACAGCCACGTCGCTGCACAATCCGAGTCGACTAACATGGCTGCGCCCCCGCCCGTTGATCCCGCGCAAGGGCAGACCCCGGACTTTCAGAAAGCACGAGCGCATCGCGAGCATTACCTGGCGCGTATGGCTGAGATGGAGTTTCGCAAAGCGCAGGGAGAACTGGTGGAAATCAGCTTTGTGCGGAAAGCCGCTTTTGAAACGGCACGTTCGCTCAATCATTCGCTGATGAGTCTGTCGCCACAATTGGCACCACAGCTAGCCGCCCTGTCGGATCCATGGGAAGTCGAACGACAGCTGACTGCTGCACTACGCCAGCGGCTTAACGAAGCCGCTCAAGTGTCCAGTGACGACTTCGGATTTGCATTGAGTGAATGCTAAAAGTATCTGTGGACCTGTCCCGTGACAACGACGCCAAGAAGCTGGCTATTTGGCCGTCTGCTTTCGGCCAATAGTGGACGTTCGACCAGAGATGCTGCCGGCCAGTGGCAGCCATTCCAGGGCTTGGACGCCGCACTTCCGAACTCGCGCTACGGGGACAATAGTCCATTCATAAGTATTGCGAATGTATATTGAGTGCCCACTATCATCTGCTCGGAAATAGCGATGGCTGACCAAGAATATGAAGAAATAATGGCCCGTTACTTAGCGGACATCGAAAAACAGTCTCGCAAACGGCTTGCCGACGCAACTGACCTAATTGCGAAGTTCACCGATCTAGCCGCATCCAAAGGCGTGATCCTCGGCGCGGAGTCCTTCGAGTACATCCAGACCATCGGCATCGTCGCCAAGGCGCCAGGCATCGCAAGAATGCTATTGGGACCAATCAAGGCCGAGCGCGATGGACTGCTGCCGTTCAACGAGATCGCATACCGATTCCCTCCCAGCCTCCATTACGAAGGATGTTTTGCTGGCCCCGACTTTATTCTGATGGCCCACTCCTGTTACCGACGAGGAATGCACCCAGTTAATAACTGGGCTCCGAGATTTATAGATTTGTTCTGGCGGTTCGATAGTTTCGGCATAGAAAAATACATTGCCCTCGACGAAGACCGGGTCCGGATCGACGTCGGCGGGCTTGGCTATTTCGAGGCCGACACTTGGTACGGTGCTCCCTTCGACGAGGACATACGAAGCATCAAAACCGGAATAGCCAAGCTGCGCCCGCCTATGGATCTCGAACCTCGACACATCTCTTTCTTCTTTGCCAGCGTGTACTGTCTCGACATCAAATGGAGCGAGTTGAACGGCATCAAGTCGTTTCAGGCCCTGGAAATGAAGTCGGAGGACATTCGGATCGAGGTTGAAGGGCAGCACTACTTCCCTGCCCGCTACCTACACGCCGAGTTCGATCTCGCGACTAACTGTTTCAGGCACTTCGACGGCGCGATCCAGCTTTTCACGGAAGATGAATATTTCCAGCGGCGCGATTCCGATTTCAACATGACGATGAAGAACCCTGCGCACATCAAGGCCAGATCAAACAAGCTCTTCAAGATAAATGGCCCGCTGAAAACAAAAGACTGGGTCGATTTATGCTGTCACTTCTACACTGCCAACCCGCTCACCTTTGAGTATTTCAGCGGTGAATACCCGATGCACGTCAACGAAACCCTCGAAAGGATCAGGGACCAAGCCTCGAAACTCGCCGGCGAGACCTAA